TTGTTCCGGATGAACCAGATGTACCAGATGTGCCAGATGATCCAGATGATCCAGCAGTTCCTGAAGTTCCAGCTGTACCGGTTATTCCAGCTAAAGATATTTCCCATAATGAATATGTGCCACTACCAACACTTCCATCTATATTAACTACAAGTTCACCCGTTCCACTATTATATGAAGTAACTACACCGGTCATTCTATTATTAGAATTATATGCAATCATAATAACTTGACCGGTAATATAAGACAATCCAGTTTCTACTGTAAATGTTTTTGATCCAGTTCCAATTGTATTGGTAGTAGTTGATGACGTACTATATTTATCGCCAGAAAATCCAGACGATCCTGTACTTCCACTTGATCCAGAAGTTCCTGAAGTTCCATTAGTTCCTGAAGTTCCATTAGTTCCTGAAGTTCCCGATGATCCAGAGGATGCAGAAGATCCAGAAGATCCTGATGTTCCTGATGATGCACTTGATCCAGATGATCCAGCAGTTCCTGATGTTCCAGATGAACCAGTAGTTCCAGATGTACCGGTAGTTCCAGATGTACCGGTAGTTCCCGATGTTCCATATGTTTCACCGGAGGAACCAGAAGATCCTGATGTTCCAGATGTACCTGATGTTCCGGATGATCCAGATGAACCAGTAGTTCCGGATGTTCCAGATGATGCACTGGATCCAGCAGTTCCCGAAGTTCCGAATGTGCCGTCGGATCCTGATGAACCGGAACTTCCGGATGATCCAGAAGTTGCAGATGTTCCAGAACTACCACCGCTTCCAGAAGTTCCATATGTTTCACCGGATGAACCAGATGTTCCAGAAGTACCACCAGAACCAGTTGAACCTTGATCACCATTTGATCCAGAACTTCCACTTGATCCAGATGTTCCCGATGTTCCATATGTTTCACCGGAGGAACCAGAAGATCCTGATGAACCAGAAGATCCGGAAGATCCTGATGATCCTGATGATCCTGAAGATCCTGAAGTTCCACCGGAACCAGCTGTTCCAGATTGTCCTGATGATCCATCGGAGCCAGAAGATCCGGCAGTTCCACCTGAACCGGCGGTTCCCGATTGTCCTGATGATCCATCGGAGCCAGAGGATCCAGATGAACCATCTGATCCAGAAGAACCATTTGAACCATTGGCACCAGCTGCACCAGGAGCTCCTTGAGCTCCAGAAGTTCCTCCGGTTCCAGATGAACCATTGGCACCAGGAGAACCACTAGCTCCAGATGTTCCATTTGTACCGTTTGAACCAGTAATGGCACCAGCTGCGTTATGGGCATATGAAGCAGTAATTGCATATCCAGATGTTCCAGCAACGGAACCTGTTAAACTTCCATTAAATTGACCGCTAAATGATCCAGTAAATCTACCACCATTGATTGTAGTATCACTTCCTGCGGCATATAAGTTACCGCCAACAAATGGTATTCCAGTTTTAATAAAACTTCTATCTGCAGGATTTGATTTGAAATCAAAAAATTCAAATTTAAAATCTAGGTATTCATTGCGATGAACATTTTTTATTGGAACATATAAAGTAGTATTACTCGGAGAAAACCCTAAATCTAATTTTTCTTTGATAGATACATCAGATATTGCAGCTTTGTCTCGCATCAAAAATTTTAATATACCATTACCGCCAAAATTTGGTATTATTGAAATAGAATGATTAAATACAACAGCTCCATTTGTATTTGCAGTTGGAACTTCTCCCAAATATTTACCATAAGGTGTATTATTTACAAAAGCACTACCAGAAATATAAACTGCAATTTTTTGTGCTCTTGTATCCTGTACTGGTGTTCCCAAAAAGTAATTAAATGAAAGATTGTAAACAGAGTTTGCAACAAATTTTGTTGCATAACTGGATGTTTGAACGAGCAGATGGTCTTGATTACCAGAAAGAGTATATCCAGTTGAAGGAACTATTTGTATTCCATTTGGAATAAATTGTGAACTTGTTACTTTTGTACCACCAGGAGCACCATTTATGGCCTCAACTTTCCAATAATTTACAGGATCAATTGAGGATGTGGTTGTTGATCCTGAAACTGTTAGAGTTATTTTGTCATCAAAAATACCTAAAGGATTTTCAATTAAGTTATTATTTGATTCTACTAATATGTTTTTTGGATAAACCTCACCATCATATGCTAATTCAAATTCACTTGATGGTCTAAATGAACTTTTTGTGTGAACTTTTACTCTGGTTACTTTTCCAGTATCTACATCTAAATTTGTAATGTCTATTTTAGCGTATGGTTTAAGATTTTCCGTTATTATTCTTTGTTTAGAACTTTCATTATATTCAATCACATACTGTTGTTGTTGGATTGATGTAACTGGTTTTAATAATCCTCTATCTCTTCCTGATGATGCGGTTACAAACATTCTGTCTGCAAGGGTTAATCTTGCTGGAGCACGAAATGACGTAACAGAAGTTTTAAATGGTTGATCACCGTATGCTCGTGATCCAGATGGGAATACTAATTTTGATAAAAATGGAAAAGTTACAGTTCCACCTTTCATTTCAGGTTTAAATAAATTTTTACCGTCAATTAATGAAACAGAATCTGCATTATATGAATAAGATCCAGTCCCTCCCAATTTTTTTAATTTACTAGCATCAAATTTTTCTTCAATTACATAAGAAGAAATTTCAGAAATATCAAACGTAGGTGTTCTTGTAAATATGATCTTCGAGTCATTTTTTTCAAAAGAATTTAAGTTCATTCTATGAATATACTTAAAATTTCTAGAAACTACTTCATTTCTTGGAAGACTTTTTAATGATAAATCGTGGGATGTAGTTCCTACAAATATGATACTAATTTCCCCAATAACATTTATATCATATATGTATATTGATAGTATTCTAGATCCGTCAACATCCAATTTATTTGTGCTTTCATAATAAATTGTTCTGCCAGTATTAGAAATAATATCAATTTCTATTGGAAAATTTGAAGATAGGTATTTAAAATTTGGCTTGTATGTGAAGTGATTTTTGCCAGATTTTATTAAAGTTTGTTTTGCAGTTACATTGATAAAATTTGGAGAGTTTAAAGTTTTGTCTTCAAACCTTGTACGTACTCTACCTAAATTTTTACTTTGTAATTCTCGCCTTATCATTTATCTCTCTATTATGTCTCTATTTTAGAAAATCCATTTTCCTTTTTAATTTCAATATGATTGTCTACCATATCACGAACACTATCTATGTGTGATATAAGTATCACAAACTCAAATTGTGTTTTCAAATACTCCATGAACAGAGAGAAGTTTGCCATAACTGTTGGATCTAAAACACCCAATCCTTCGTCTATCGCAATAAAGTTAGGTCTTGGTAAAGACGAAACTTGTATCAATGCTGTTCTTATGGCAAGGGATGAAATAAATTTTTCCATACCACTTGATAATTCCAAATTCCAAAAACGGTCATTGTCATATACTATGTATGTATTGATACTCTTTCCGTCTGTATCAAACAGAACTTGGAAATCAACAACATTTGCCAATATGTTATTTGTTTCCTCTTGAATACTTGGCAAAGCATTACTTATCAATTCATACGGAACACCGTTTCTATTAACCGCCTTCAAATAATAATCGTATGCTTCATATTCTTTTTCAAGGTCTTTCAACTTTTGTATAGATACTTCACATTCGTCTATTACTTTTTCACTAACCTTTACATTACCACTATACTCTAAAATGTTTTCATCAATTTTCTTCAATTCAACTTTTAATAGAGTATTCTTTTCATTTTCTAATTCATCAATTTCTGATTGAATTTTATTATTTTGATTGATAGCATCTTCATTTTCTTTATATTTTTCAATCTGAATATCAATGTTACCAATTTCATCTTCTATCTTTTTTTGTTCTTCTTTTGCAGAAAATATCTGTTTTTCTACCGAATATATTTGTTTCTCATATTTGAAAGCACTATTTTCAAGAGAATGTAATTTTTCCAATTCAGAGTAAACGAATGAATTTTTTGCAAATTCCTCGTTCAAATCACTTAATTCAAAATTCAATTCATCTCTGTCTTGTTCAAATCCCCAAATCTGTGATTTTGCTCTTTCTGCATCCTTAACAAAAACATTATTTACACAAAACTCACAGTTTGGATCATACTCATGATCTTTCAAATTATCAATTTTATCTTGACAATGTTGGACTTTTAACTTTACACTACGCAAATCAGCTTCAAGTTCTGTTATTCTGTTCCTAACAATATCAATTCTTTCTTTTCTTTCTATAAGAGTTTCTTTATCAAACTCTTTTGTCAGTCCAATATACTTTGTGTGTGATGTCTTAGCATCATCCAGTTCGTTTTCTAATGACTTTATTTCATTCAATAAATCATTACCTTTTCTATCTAATAAATATCTCTTATCCAATAATGATTGGACAGATTTGGAAGAAAAATTGTCTGCAATCGGTATTAGTTTTTTATTTAATTCCGAAATAGAAACGGTTAATTTTTCAATTTTTTTCTCAATATAACCCTTCTGGTCAGTTGTTTCTTCCAAAAGTATCGTATTTGATTTATGACTACCCATTGCATCGGACAACTTCGTAGAGTAATCATGTTTCTTAAATTCTTTTACTAATGCCTGCAATCCCTTTACTTCATCAGTAGCAATACTATTTAGTTCCTCGAATAGATTTAAGTCAAAGAATTGTGCTAATAAATCCTTCCTATCCTTTTGTGCCTTGTCTACAAAGTTTGTATTATTACCTTGCAGTGACATTGCAGTTAGGACAAAATCATCATAGTTCCCAATATACTTCCGTATGGCGTAATTAGTTCCGTCACGGTCTTCGCCATTAAGTGATACCAAGTCACCGTTTTCTTCATACCAAAAATCTACATTAACTTTTACATTACCCTTCTTTTCTTTTGTAGCAACTCTCTTTATGTAAAAGTTTTTTTCACCAATCATAAAATGCAGTTTACATTGAAAGTTATCTTTCTTATTGTTCAAAACTTGTGCCGCTTTGAATGTCCTTGAACACTTATCGAAAAGACAGAACATAATTGCATCGAGAACCGAAGATTTACCACTTGCGTTAGGTGCAAACAATCCGTATATCCCATTCATTCCATCAAATTGTATTCTATTACCCTTTCCGTATGAAAACATATTTTCAAATTCAAATGAAATTGGTTTCCATACAAGATTACGAACAACATCACTTTCGGATAATTTAGTATTTACATTTCTATTTATACCTCTAATCTTTTCAAGTATATCATCTGTTACCCCAAACTTATCGTTTACATAATCAGTAATCAATTTATTCTGGTATTCTACATCACGAATTTTACCAATAGGATTTACTTTTGTTTGAACATTACCATTACTTGAACCAACAAGATGTTGGGTTCTAATATCTATAACATTTGTCAATGACTTTAATTCAGTCATTATTTGATTGACTTCTGAATGTGGTGTGTTTGTTATACGCAAACGAATTGAATTATACTTTGTCCACTTTGTTGGCAATTTTTTAATTTTACCGTTTTCAACATCAATTGTATGATAAGACCAATCATTTTCAATTTCAATAAATTTTGATTTCTTATTTTTAATATCCCACTCAATAATTCCATGTGTTAAACCTTCACCATAGTTTTGTTGTATGAGTGAACCGGCATATGCAAACTTACCATCAACATCAAGATATTGGAACTTGTGAATATCACCGAACATTCCATAGTCAAAACCATCGAACATTTCAATCTTAACATCATTGTGTTTCATAAGAACACCTGCATCAGTTGATGCTCTATCAACAGGTCCATGATATAAAACTATTTTTGTTCTATCACCTTGAACATCATTTGCTAGAATAAAGTTTTTTGGATCTTCATAAACAGAATTAAGAATAAAATCAACATTCTCCAATGAGTATACACCACTTTGTTTTAGATAAAACAATTCATTCATTTCACCATTTATCAATGAAACAATTGGTGAAAGTGCATCCATTCTACTCATATTATTCAAGTTACAATCGTGATTACCAGCAATCAAAATTGTTGGTGCAATCTTGGAAAGAGTATCAAGAAATTCAGTTACCATATCAACAAGTTCAGGTGTCATGTCTGTCTTTGCGTGAACAATATCACCAGCAAGATATATGATAGTATTTTTATTTTCTTCTACTTTACTTTTACATATGTCATAAAGTTTTTGAAATACACTACGATATTCTTCATGTCTTTTTAGATTACGAATATGAACATCAGCAATGTGTAATATGGTATCAACACGCGAAAGTCCGCCTGCCCATAATGTTTCTTTAAGCATACAATATCCTCTGTTTAATTATATCATAACTGTCTGTTGGTGGTGTTACCGATTTCAAATTTGAAAAATCTTTGAAACCCATTTCATTTATATCTTTACTTTTCATTTGAACAATCGAAACATTTATACCTTCTGAAATTAGAGAGGAAGATATTTTTATGGCATCCGAATAAGCATCGTTATCAAGTGCAACAATTATCTTTGGTGGTTTACGCAACAAAATTCTTTCTCGAAGTTTTGGTTGAATGATTTTGCCGAAGAGTGGAACTGCATTATATCTTGCAGTAATTGCATCAAATACACCTTCAACGAGTGTTACCGGTTCATCCCAATCTATAAAACAATCAAACCCAATAACATCCTTACTCCATTTTGGATTTTTATATTTTAGGACATCTTCTTCAAAGATAGAACGAGAAACAAAAAAGTTTAGGTTGAAGTTTTCATCATAGGATGGAACAATAATTCTGCCAGAATAGCTACCATTAGGACAATAACCAATCCCATAACGAAGTATATCAGTTCTACCAATTCCTCTTGATTTTAAGTAACCCAATGCTTGTTTCATTTGCATCTTTACTTGAATATCTTTTATTTTTGGGTATTCGTATAAACGGATGTATTCTTTCGGTAAAACTAATTCTTCTTTTGTTTCAGTTTTATTCTTTATGTATAGATTTTTTGTTTTGAGAATTTTATTGAGGTCATCGAGATATTGTTTACCAGCTTTTACTTTTTTGAAAAGTGAAACTATACTTCTACCTTTAGCATTACTAACCCAACAATGCCATGGATTTTCACCGTTGTTATTTACAGTCAAATCTATTTCGAGTTTTGGTTTGTAATGACTGATGAACGGTGAGAAGAACGAATAGTTGTTGCCAGATGTTCTTCTACCTTTACCGAGAACTTTCTCAACGAGAGATAATAAATCGTAGTTTATCATAACCACACTTCATGTAAAATAATACTTGTAACAAATATAAGAAAAATTTGTTACAATTACAAGCACTCTTTTAACCATTCCTCTGGTATTTCTTTCTTTGCCCAACGCCACCCTTTCTTATCACAGTATTGAGCATAGGTTGTTTTACTACCTTTGTATAGTTTTGCATTTGGATTTTGGAATACAAAACGAATGTCTATACCAGGATATTGTTCAAATATCAAATCAAATTTTAATCGATCTGTTTTTACCCATCTACCCTTTGTTTCAACATACATTTTACCGCCAACAATTTTGTTTAGAACAAAATCTGGAGTATAGTTGTGTTTGGTTTCTGGTTGTATGTAGGATATTTTTTCACTTTCGTAGGAGAATGATTTGTTGTTTTCTTTCAACATATCATTTACATTGTCTTCCAACCCACTACGAAACCCATGTTTTATTGCAACTTGATTTCTACGCATTAAATATCAAACCTTACAATAAAATTCATATCAACATCATCTCTTTTTGCAGTTGGATTTGCTAATTTTGCAATAGCAACCAATTCTTGTTCATCGTTATACAAACCAATTGTTGTTATGTATGGATTAAAATAAGATCCAGTTACATAATCTTCTATTAAATGTGAGTCACTATCTTTATCTTTTCGTATACTTGGATTTTGTGTAAAGTTAAATTCATGCCTACGAATTTTACAAATAATTTCATGTTCATAAAATGTAACTTGTGATTTAAATTTTCCTTCAAAACCATAATCTGTTGTATGATAATCAAAATTACCATTTCTTCCAAGTAAAGCATTATTATATTTTGGTCTTGGATCAGATATTGCTATTATACCTTCGTTGTAAAAAACATTACCAACACGTCTTGATTGATAAGCGTAACCATATTGATAATCATTATCATATAAATTTGCAACATCATTTGAGTTTAAAAATTTATTGTAAACTCTTATTTCATCTAAAACACCGTGATAGGATGAACTATTTGTTCCATTACCTGCAATGTAAAAATTACTATCGTTTCTGGTACCAGACAATACCGGTAAATCTTGACTAATATCAAGAGTTCCATCAATCCATATTTGCAAACAACTTGCTGATTTTTGACAGACAACATGATGCCAAGAGTTTGGTGATAATACACTTGAACTAACTTCATTTATTCTATTTAGTGATTTTTGTTTAAATATTATTTTGTTAGGTTCTTCGTGTGTGTAATTTGTCAATGTTATATCAAACGGATATTGATTTATTGCTCTTTGAATTTCAAATGTTTCTATTTTATTTTTTACATTGACACCATCTGACGTAATTTCAAATATATCAAATGGATTATCAACTTTACTACCTTGTTGTAAATAATCTTTGTATGTTACATAATTTTTTGTAAAAATATTATTGTATGTATTTACTATATTTGATTGTGATACTGGAAAATTTAACCAAAAACTAAATGCAAAATTTTCATTTTTTCCAAAATTAAATCTATTTTTTTCTTGAACATGAAAATATGAACCAGTTAAATTTACCGAAATTCCAGAAGATGCACTAACATCGTTCAATGGTATCCCATCACTATAAGATATTGTTTTAAAACTACTACTTACAATTTTTACTGTGTTTTCTCTGATAGAATAATCAATTACATAATCGCTTCTTTTTTTACGAAAATCTCTTTCACGGTATTTTTCGTTAAAACCAACATAAAATATTAAATTATTTCTATCAATAATTTTTGTAGGATCTATTGATGTGTCTAACATATTACCATAACCATCATCTACTAATGTATAATTTAATGATGAAGTTGTAATGTTCATATGTTTTATTTCAATACTTTTTTTGTAAATACCTTCACCTATACATGAACGTGGTATAACAAGCATCGAACCAGACTCAGATAAAGATTTTTCTAGAGTATAATCTAAAACATAAGATGAAACTTTATCAGTTTTATTGTAATCCGTATAATAATTATGATCCAAATAATACCACAATAGTTTTGGATCCAAACTCTGTGATAGAAAAGGTCTTTG